TAGCCCGGTGTTGCTGTTGTTGCCATCTGGCCTTACATAATACGTTGCCATTATTCAGCGGTTCCTGTCACGATTTCCTGCGCCATAATCACCGCAAACTGGTTGCTGTATTGTTGCTGAAATGCAACATCTTGTGTAACCCACCAAGTGAAAATAGATGTTCCATCAGGCCCAAACGTGCCGAGCAGGTTGCCTTCGTTATCAGTAATGTCACCAAAAGCAATCCAGTCACCGGGGGTTGTTGCGCTTGGCTCTAAGCGGTAGTTTTGCAGGTTCATTTGCCCACCTTCAGTGCATTCACGCCTACACCCTTGAACGGCATCGTGAGGAACGCCAGCACAGATGACACCGCAGCGGAGACTCCAGCCGCTACCGCCTTGCTTCCGTAGAGTGCCAGCACTGCGCCCAGCTCGCTGAGGTCGTGTGCTTCGGATGTGCGGACACCATCGCCGAATACCGATGTGAAAGCAGCTACGAATGCCACGATCACAACGACCACCAACCTCTTGATTGAAATGCTGTTCATTGCTTCGCCTCCAACTTTGTAACCTGCGTTTTCAGTTCGCTGGTTGCACCTTCAAGCCTACCGATACGATGCCCGTGGTCTTTGATCGTTGCAGTGTCTACCGCTCCACGCTTGTCCATACGGTGGAGGAACTGGATGATGTAAACCAGTAGGCTGATGACAGCACCTGAAACGCTGATGCCTATCGTAGTCCATTCCGATGCTGTCATGATGTACGCTCCACCAGCCCTACGTGCTGTACAAGTAATTCTGTCTGTCCAAAGTCTGACCCGATCACATCGTAATAACGGGCATCATCACCCACTCGGTAAACCCTATCCTGCGGCATGACATCAGCACCGACAGCAACTATAAGCGTCCACTGTGCAGATGACTGGATGCCACCGCCTACGATAGATTCCGTGTCTGATTGGTTGGTTAGCCTAGCGTTGTACTCGGCAACCTTACGCCACGTTTCAGTAGCACCGCCCCTGCCATCTTCGGTAAGCGTGAAGCGGTGTATTTCTACCCGGTCTTGGCAAAGGTTGCGTACCATGCCAGCGCTGATGGTTGCGCGTAGAATCGGACTCATGCGAACACCACTGGTCTAAACTTGTCTGCCATGGTCAAGCAGTTCTGCATCAACTGAGAAAGTTTTACGTCGCTCGTACCTTCTTTAGCATCGATGTCTGCGGCTACCCTTGATGCTTTGATCAGCCATGCTTGGCGTGTTGCTGTGCGAACATCGTAGCGCTCGGTATTGATTGGACCTTGGTCTACCCACATCAGGGTTGGGTCTCCGGTGCCATCTTCAAGCGTAAAGCCTTTGACTTGATACGGTGCATACACGGGAAAGGTTGGCTGATTAGCACCCGACGTACCGGCTACGCGGCACTCGTATACCCTGCCGTTTGGCGTTGTAGGGACTACACGGTCACCTACTGCGTAAGTGGTTGCAGCTGCCCACGTGGTGAAGCGTGAGAACGAATCAAGGATTGAGCCAATGTCCGTAGTGGACATCTGCGGGTAACTTTGAGCGGACACAAATAAGGATACTTGTGCGATTGCCTCGGCTCTGGTCATCATGGTGTCAGTATCCCACACAAAGGAAAAGCCCCCGGCACGTCTGCCGAGGGCTTGAGATACGAACCGCTCGCCTTATGTAGCTGCGGATGCTCCAACGATAAGGCTTCCCGGTACACGGTTGGCTGCTGTTGCATCCACGTTGCCGATGTCAAACGCCTTGAATGCGAAACGCTCAGTTGCCTTGAACGCGAGTGCGTCTTGGTTGAAGTAGTACTGGTCGGATACTTCGATGGTAACCGTACGACGGTCGCCGAACGCTGTACCCATGCTCAGGTCACCAAGCAAGATATAAGGCGTGGTGGCTGCCAAGGTCTTAGCCATGTTCTGTACAAAAACGACTGGATATCCGTAAAGCATAGGCGTAGGACCGTATGCATTTTGGATGTCCATAATCGAGTTACCACCAAGTGCATCAAGCAAAGGAGCGATGGCGTTATACCAAATCTCACGATGCATGAACCACTTAGCCTGTGCAGCATATGTCGGCAACTTTGCGACCATGCCCTTCAGGTTAGCCAACGTAGGTGAATACGTGATGGTCTGACCGGTTGTGAAGACCTGCAGCGAGGCGATGTTAGCCTTGGTACCGTTGCTGCTGTAAACAGCATAGAGGATGCCATCAAGACCACTGGTGCTATCGACTGCGTTGTTGAAAACAACACGGTCTTCTTCCTTAGCCAAGACATAAGCCATGTCACGGGCAAGTGTTGCACCAAAGTCAATGATGCTATCTTCTGCCAGTTCCTTAGATACCTGAGTAAGGACAGATGGTTTCTTGGCTACAAGGTTGACCTGTGCAAATGTGAGGTCGGATGCCGTGATAGCGGTATTCTCCCCCGGATAGTACACAGTGGTCGATGCCGTTGCGTTAGGCACATTCAAGACATCAGAACTCATCGGATAGATGCGGCAGTTCTGCCGAGCAACACCGAACTGCTCACGCAGGTAGATAAGGTCGGACGACAGTGGATCCGGTACGGTAAAGCCACCAGCGGTTGTCGTGCCTTCAGACTGTGCCTTAAGGTTGGCTTTTACCCAGTCGGATGCTTTGCGGTTGCCCATGATAGAGCGTCCCCATTGACCCCATGCGTATGCTTTATAGTTCGCTTCGTCACGGGTACCAACGAATGGATTGCGTCCAATACCACCGGACTTCCAAGGCTGCTCTGCTGGTGCTTCTGTAGCAACAGGGTGGCCTTGTCCAAGTGCCTTGATGGTCTCGATGCGCTCTTCGATGCCCTTGGCTTCTGCCATCAGGCTTTTGACCTGTGCGAGGTCACCGTTACCGGAAGCGAGCTCCCGTGCGGTAGCAAGCACAGACTCTTTTTGATTCTGTAACTGTGTAAGGTTCATAGTTGTGTCAACAACTCCAAGCGTGCCAGTATGTCGGCTCGCTCATCAATCTCATGGGCTTTCGCCTCGACTACGATGACCGGGTTTACTTCTGGTTGGTCTGCATCCCGCAGAGATTCCCAACACTCAGGAGCAAGTCGCTTTGCAGCTGACCGGCTAAGACCGACTGCATCCCGCAGTCGACGTTCTACACCCCGCAGGGATGCGGGTTGTACACTCTTCATGCCGTGCATGGCATATAGCCCTTTGGCACGTCGAGCAAATTCATCAATGACGGCATCCGCCATGCTTTGATCTGATACGGCTTCGATGGCTCCGCAGAGTGCATCGTAGTAGGCTTCTAATCCTTCGTGGATAAGGTCACCCTCGGCATCATCGTATACCGACATAGCGTACTCTTCCGGGGACTGCTCAGGCATTGGAGCCATGACCATCTCTTCGTCTTCCATACCCATCATAGGCTCCATGCCATAATACTCCTTTAGGCTTTTGACGCTGTTACGATACTCGGCTGGTGTGGGTGTGATGCTTGCCTCAGCGATAGGCCACCGGGTGATTTCAGATACATCACCCATGCTTTTCCGTTCTACCAAGTGTGCAGCTGCACCAGATGAAAAACCCATCTTGCCTTGCTTGCATAACTTTGCGATCATGCTGCCGTACTCATCGGCTAGATCCAACTGAGCCTCGTACCATAAGCCCGTATTGTCCATCTTGATGTAACCCGTACCGATAGACTTCTTGCCTACGCTTGAATCCATACCGTGGTGGTAGTAGACATTCAGCGGTACGCGCTTACCTTCAGACATTGGAAAACCGTAGTCGGTTGACTTGGTGAAATAATCACCCTCAAGGTCAGCACTCTGGGTATCGCCGAAACGAACCAGATAACCCTTCACGTAACCGAGCCGGTCGCTCTTGATTCCGTCTACACTACTTGTAAGCACGTCCATGGTGTAAGTATCCCACACGGTATCTTTTACTCGAATGTCGTTAGATCCGGTATGTAACCCTCTAGGTCTCTAAGCGGTAGAACCCTAGTGGTTGGTCCCCAGTCAGCATTCTGTACCACGGTAGCCATGTCACTGAGCGGCAACCCCTCTGCGTAAAGTGCATAACGTGATTTGCCTAGGATTTGCTGAGCCTCCATAGCCGTGAGACCCCGCAAGATATCTTCACCGGTAACCGGCTTAGGTCGTGTATCAGGGATGCTACTATCCCCGGTTATCTCTGCCCAGCTCAAGGTTACCGGAATCATCACGCACCGACAGTTCGGGTGGCTTGGCATAATCTCATCGGTGGTTGATAGCGTACCGGACAAAGCCAAACACGCAAGACAAACCCGGCTGTCCTGTGTTGCTTGCCGTCGGTACCCTGTCACCGCTGGGTTCTGGGTGTAGAGTTGCCGTTGAGCTTCACGGGCGCTGCGGATCATCTCAGTACGTGCTATCGTCTCGGCTCGGTAGCGTCCAATGTCTGCAGCTTTGCGTACCCGCCGTGCTACGGTTCGTGGACCTTCACCAAGGGAAATACCCTGTACAAGTGCCATCTGCATGGCATCAGTGGTCACCTGCGGTATGGTCGCAAATAACTCACCCAAAGGGCTTCCATCACCCGCCATGCCGACAAAGGCTTGGAGTTGTTCGTCTGGCAGGTTTGTCCATGAACTTCCAAGGGTAACACCCGCCGGTTTACGACCTGCCGCCG